GGAGAAGCAATCAATGATTGACCGCAAAAACAACACCGGCTACTGCAACACCGGCCACCGCAACACCGGCTACTGCAACACCGGCAACCACAACACCGGCAACTACAACACCGGCTACCACAACACCGGAAATGGGAACACCGAGAACTACAACACCGGGGACTGTAACACCGGGAACTACAACACCGGGGACTGTAACACCGGGAACTGGAACACCGGCTACCGCAACACCGGGGGCTGGAACTCTATTCACCACGAAACCGGCAGCTTCAACACGACCAAGGCTGACACCATCCGGGTATTCAACAAGACGATCAGCCGGTCCGAATGGGATCGGGCGTACCTCCCCCACTTCCTACACTTCATCCTGACCGAGTGGGTCGAGAAATCTGACATGACTGACCGGGAGAAGAAGGACCACCCTGACTACAAGACAACGGGAGGCTACCTGAAGTCCTACGAATACAAGGAGGCCTTCCAGAATTCGTGGGACGAGGCCGACCCGGAAGATCGGGAGCGTGTCTGGGACATCCCCGGATTCGACCCTGATATCTTCTACGAGATCAGCGGCATCGATGTCCGGGAAGGACAGATCAAAGAACTGACCGTCGCAGAAGTATCCAAACTGCTCGGGTACGCTGTGAAGATCATCAAGTAGGAGGTAAGCAATGATTACTTTCGATTTCAAGGACGGTAACGGTCCAGTCCCTGCCCATAAGCATCCTAATGGCGGCGGTTGGGTAGCAGACACCGCCACGGTAGCAGATACAGCTTATGTTGGTTTTGACGCTAAGGTCTTTGGCAATGCTCGGGTCTCTGGCGATGCTTGGGTCTATGGCGATGCTTGGGTCTTTGGCAATGCTCGGGTCTATGGATATGCTCGGGTCTTTGGCAATGCTTGGGTCCGTAGTGATGCTGTGGTCTATGGCAATGCTCAGGTCTATGGCGATGCTCAGGTCTATGACGATGCTAGGGTCTTTGGCTATGCTTGGGTCTATGGCAATGCTCAGGTCTGTAGTGATGCTCGGGTCTGTCGCAATGCTCGGGTCTATGGCGATGCTTGGGCCTCTAACGACGCCGAGGAAGATATGTTCATTGAAATGAACGGTAAGCGATACAAGCTGGTTGAGATTGAAGAAGGAGATGACGAATGACCACGAAGAACCCTTTCGGCAAGAGCCGTGACAAAGACAATCCGTATGCCATCTATGAAGCAGGAGACTTTGTGTTCCATGTCTGTAAGACATACCAGCGTCCCGATAAGGAAAGGGGCAATGAATATGCAAGGTGGTTTGTGTGGGCAAAATCCCCAATGACCTATGGTTCATTTGAGGCTGGTGATATGTATATCAAAGAACTTGAAAACTTTGCACACCTTACCCATGCAGAACCTGAATGGCTTGAGACGTACAAACTTGACATGCCTGTAGAGTTGATTTAAAATAGTAGGGTTCACTGGACGTGTCGTTCCACGTCCAGACCCTACCCCCCGAAAGGAGAGTGATCCATGAGCAAATACAATTACCAAAGCTACGGCGAGATTCCACCCTCAGTAGAGACATACATTCTCACAGTAGCTGCCGCTGAGATGATTCATGATGTTCCCTTGGGAGACATCAATGATTTCATGAACGGTTATGAGGAGTGGGAGAACGATCCTGCATTACAATACTCTGCAACCACAAGCGGTTGGTAAGGACTTAACATTATGGGTGACATGTTATTAGCAGTTCCTGATAAGGAAGGAATCGGCATCTCGTTCAGGTTTGACGAAGATGACTTCAATCACATTACAATTACATACCAACACTTAGCGGAGGATTTTCTTGACAGTCTCATGTCACCCTTGTCGCAGACAGATAGCGGAGAGTTAGTGGTAGGCATCAAAACTGATGACGCTGAAGCAGCACAACAGGTGAAAGATGTTATTACTTCTTTCCGCTATCTTGCTGATTACCTTGAAGAAGAATACGGTAAGCAAGTTATAGGAACCTATAACATAGAGAACGCTAAACTTTACTTAGGACACTAGCATCATGAATATCTTTGCCGATCCGGCAACGTGCCTTGCCCTCGCTATCTATTGGGAGGCAAGGAACCAGCCTACTGCTGGACAAGTAGCAGTGGCACAGGTTGTCCTCAATCGTGTCAACGACGATGGCTTTCCCGATAACGTCTGTGACGTTGTGACTCAAGGCCCAACCTACAAGAGCAATCCCGATCTACCTGTCAGACATATGTGTCAGTTCAGTTTCTACTGCGACGGCAAGTCAGATGATCCAAAGGATCATAAGTCTTGGGACAAAGCAAAGTATCTTTCATGGCGTGTCATGCACAACCAATCTGTTGACATATCAGATGGTGCGTTGTATTATCATGCAGATTACGTCGCTCCTAAATGGAGCATTACCAAAGAAAAGACAATAAGGATTAACAAGCATGTCTTCTACCGCTAACATAATCATTCGTGTTAGCTGTCCTGATTGTGACGGTGAAGGAAGTATTGAATCATATGTATATGAACCTTGGCGTGAAGGCCTAGTAAGCCAGTGCAGATGGTGTTGTGGCGACGGCTTTGTTGAGTACAAAGAAATGTATGACAGCATAGCTGATGCACGACTAGACTATCCCGATGCAACGGAGATACTCCCGGTAAAATAACATGGACGAAGAAAGCTCGGCGGTCTTCAAACGAAATGAAAAGTTCTTGAACATCCTTACGAAAGCTGCTGTTGATATTTCTGATCCTGTCAGGAATTACAGGCTCACGTCTGCTGTTGTCTATAAGAAAGAAATCATTTCGTTTGGGGCCAACTCATACAAGACTGATCCCTTTCAGGCGAAGTGGGGCAAGAACGATCACGCTATCCACTTACACGCTGAAATCAATGCGATCAAGAACGCAATCAAGCGGAGTGGACTTGATACCCTGAGAAAAAGTACTCTTTACATTGCCAGAGTTCGCAACATAAACGACACTGAATATGAAAGAGCTATGGCAAAGCCATGTATCGGTTGCCGCCGCTGCATAGCAGAGTTTGAAATCAAGAACGTAGTTTACACAACCAACGAAGGACATCGTTACCTGTAATGGAATATCAATTCAATCATCTCGTAACAGTCGAACTAATCGACCACATGGGCAGTGATCTTTCAGTGGTGAACGCAGCACGTGTGTCATTCAACAAACAATCTGACTGGGACTTGGACGACAAAAGTCGTAGCAAAACCAAGACGTTACGCAAGAAAGACGAGAAACTAATTGAGTATTTGGCACAGCACAATCACTGGTCGCCTTTCTCTCATGCCACCATGTCAGTGCGTATTGCAGCACCAATCTTTGTTGCAAGGCAACTAGCAAAGCATCAGGTGGGGTTGGCGTGGAATGAGATCAGCCGCCGTTACGTCACCTATAATCCTGACCTCTGGATACCTGAGACATGGCGTAAGCAAGACGAAAACCTGAAGCAAGGTTCAATGGACGAGGAGATAATATCTCCAAGCCTTGTTAGCCACATATATGAAGACGCAACACGACATGCTATTGATGCCTACAACAACTTAATTAAGTTAGGCGTATGTGCTGAACAAGCACGAGCCGTACTTTCTCAGGGCATTTTTACTGAATGGTATTGGTCAGGAAGTTTGTATGCTTTCTCTCGTGTGTATAACTTACGCACTGAAGAGACATCACAACGAGAGACAGCAGAGGTTGCGAAAGCTATTGGCTTCCACGCTAACCGCCTGTTTCCCGTATCATGGAAGACACTAACTGGAGAGGACAATGGCTAAAACACTACGTGGCAACGAGAAACCACCTGCTGAACAACATCGACGAACATCTATCGGGCGGTCAGCTAACTCCCAACCAAAGAATAAACACAAGAGGCGATCATGGAAGAAGTACCGGGGTCAGGGCAGCTAATACCATTTGACTGGGCTGTTGAACGTATGTATTATCAGGGCAAGGTTGACTTCAACCGCCTTATCCGCATCGAAATGATGGTAATGGGTTACAACCCCAACGATCAAGACGACCTGACTGAGTTCTGGGAACTTATCTACGAGGAGTTTACTTAAGATGACGATGACCTCACAACCCCTAAACAACCTGACTAGTGAAGAGGACAACATGAACGAGAGTGAAATCACCTATCGCGTCGATCAGCTAATGGACCTTGGCAAAGCCAGTGCCATTCGTGGTTGGTCAATGGAAGATATTCTGAAGATTATTCAGAATGAGTTTGGTCCTGAAGGCTACGAGACTGCACGTACATATATTGTCAAGGACATCTCCGGCATTGAAGACGAGGAGAAGTATATTGATACTGCAATCCAGAAGGTTCAGAAAGAAAAGGCGCTGGGCAATACATCTGAAAAGATGCTGGAAGAACTAGGGAAAGATATCAGCGAGGAGTGATGAAGAACCTTTGGGTAAAAGACAGAAAGATTGTCTTTCGAGAACTGTACACCACCTACATTGAGGAGGGGTACAGCAACAAAGAAGCAAAGCGTCTCGCCAAGAAAGAGGCAGATGAGTTAATGGCTGAAGACCAAATGTTTGTGAACAACATAATGGATGAAGACGAATGAAGTACGGAAAGATATGGGGGACAACACGCCCCCTACTCCAGACACCTTTCGTTGAGGTGCATCACATTGAAATCAGCAAGGGGGGACAGTGTTCATACCACCAACACCTACATAAGTGGAATATGTTCTACGTAATCAAGGGCAACCTTGAGATACGTGTAACCAAAAATAAATATGCACTTGAGGACATCACGTATCTAACGGATGGTGATTACACAACGGTCAGCCCGACTGAGAAGCACTACTTCAAGGCCGTCTCAGATGTAGAGGCTCTTGAAATCTACTATCCTGAACCACTATCTGAAGACATCCTTCGTGAAAATGTTGGTCGTGTAACACAGGATAGTTATAAACTTGGACGCGCCAAATCTAGTCTTGAAGAAGCTACATAAAGGAAATGAAATAATGTTCTATGTTTGTGATGCAAAGGGAAAGAAAAGTGAAATGTTTAGTAGCAAGGAAGAGGCTACTGAACACCTGCGAAATCTTGAACGACTTGCGGATGCCTTGCGTTGCAAGTGGGAGTACTCGACTGAGACAGATTTGATTGTATCAGATGACGATCATGTACTGAACACGTTCTCACTCTATGAGGGGGCGAACTACACCGACACCGCTTAGATATAACACCAAGCAGGTTCAGTTATGAACCGCTTGGATGTTTATCTTACATTGACGATACCCATGAAAGGTGTATAATGCTGCCGATGACTGATGATTTCCCTGAAACCAAAGAGGTAAAGCGTGGCCCCTGTCCTTCATGTACGTCAAGTGATGCGTACATTGAGTATGACGATGGGCATGGACATTGCTTTTCCTGCAACTATCACAAGCGAAAAGATAAGGACACCGATATGGAAGTGACCGCATATCAAAACAACAAGACACAGCCTTTGTCACAAGCATTTCGTGGCAACAACATGGCGTTGACAGATCGTAACGTCACGCAGAACACTACCAACAAGTATGGTGTAACCGCAACCATTGGTAGCAATGGTATTGAGAAACACTTCTATCCGTACCACGATGCTGACGGCAACCTCCTCGCCTACAAGACACGCCTCTGTGAGAAGAAGGACTTCTACATTGAGGGCCAGTTCACGTCAGCCCGACTGTTTGGGCAGCAGCTATTCAGTGGGGGCGGCAAGTACATCACCGTGACTGAAGGAGAGATTGATGCGATGTCAGTCTTCCAGATGACGGGTAGCAAGTGGCCGTGTGTGTCACTCAAGACTGGTGCACAGGGTGCAGTCAAGGACATGAAGGCAAACTTCGACTTCCTCAATTCCTTTGAGACTGTTGTGCTTTGCTTTGACAATGACAAGCCGGGACGCGAAGCAGCATCAGCGGTTGCTGAACTGTTTGAGCCTAACAAATGTAAGATTGCAAAGCTGACACTGAAGGATGCCAACGAGTATCTACAGCAGAACAAGACTGAGGAGTTTACTCGTGCATGGTGGAACGCACAGCCCTATACACCAGCAGGGATCATCAACCTTGCTGATATGTCAGAGACATTATACGATGAGGACCAATCTCAAACTTGCATGTACCCGTTCGAGGGTCTGAACAATCTGCTGTATGGCATCCGTACTGGTGAGCTTGTCACACTTACAGCAGGTACTGGCACAGGTAAATCTAGTGTGATGCGTGAACTGATGCACCATGTACTCAAGAGTACCAATGACAACATTGGTGTTATCTCTCTGGAAGAGAACACTCGCAGCACAGTCTTCCACCTCATGTCGGTCGAGGCTAACCAACGGCTGTACATTCGTGAGGTTCGTGACCAGTTTCCTGAAGACCAGCTACGAGCATGGGAGAAGGAGACAATCGGAACCCGTCGCTTCTATGCCTTCGATCACTTTGGTTCTCTTGGAACAACTGAAATCCTCAACCGTGTACGGTATATGGTCAAGATACTTGACTGCAAGTGGGTGTTCCTAGATCACCTGTCTATCCTTGTGTCAGGTCTTGAGGGTGAGGACGAGCGACGTAACATCGACCAGCTTATGACTAAGCTACGATCACTGGTTGAGGAGACACGCTGCGCGTTGGTACTTGTCAGCCACCTTCGACGGTCATCAGGATCAGACCGTGGACATGAGGATGGAAAAGCTGTAAGCTTGTCACATCTACGTGGCTCACAAGCAATCGCACAGCTATCGGATGCAGTGGTTGCAATGGAGCGTGACCAGCAAGCAGAGGATGAAAATTCTGCAAACACAACTACCATTCGCGTACTCAAGAACAGATACTCTGGAGAAACAGGGGTTGCATGTCACCTGTACTTCAATCGTGAGACAGGCAGGTTGCACGAGGTCGAGAACCTTGGTGACAACCCAGATCAACCCAAGCAGATGGACATTACAGCGGAGACTATCTAAATGAAACACGTGGTGGACATTGAAGCTGACTCATTACAACCGTCCACCATTCACTGCATCGTTGCAAAGAATGTCGAGACGGGAAAGGTTCACACCTTTAGAGAGGGTGAGTGCATTAACAACTGGCCCAGCTTTGCCAAGCAAAACATCACAAGCTACGTGATGCACAATGGTATCAGCTTTGATGCACCCGTCCTAAACCGTCTGACTGGCACACGTATATCAGTGGACCAGATCGAAGACACAATGATTATGTCGCAGATCACAAACCCAATGCGTGATAACGGTCACTCGCTTGACGCATGGGGCCAGACACTTGGCTTCCCTAAAACGGAGTTCAATGACTGGTCCCATTGCTCAGACGAGATGGTAAAGTATTGCATCAACGATGTGGAGTTGACGGCAAGAGTGTATGCCACACTCCAGAATGAGTTACGAAACTTCAGCGATGAGAGTGTCAGGATGGAACACACGATCAGGTTCCTAATTGACAGGCAACAGAAGAACGGCTTTACACTTGACATGCCCAAGGCAATGGCACTTATGTCACGCCTCTCTGACATGGCAGGTGAGATTGAGTTACAGGTACAGGAAGCCTTCTATCCTCTTCCCACCTTTATCAAAGAGGTTTCTCCCAAGATTAAGAAGGATGGATCACTATCCAAGGTTGGGCTATCACATCTAGGTGATGACTGGCCGTGTGCTGGTGGTGAACATTCAGTGGTAGACTTCCCACAGTTTAACCTTGCTAGTAGGCAGCAGATTGTACGCCACCTACAGCATCGTGGCTGGAAGCCTACCAAGTTCACAGAGAAGGGACACCCTATCGTAGATGAAGGAGTTCTCAAGCATGTGGACATCCCTGAAGCACAGTTGATTGCACGTTACCTGCTACTGCAGAAGCGTGTGTCACAGATCAAGCAGTGGATCAACTACTATGATGACGATGGTAGGGTCCACGGTAGGGTGCTTACACTCAAGGCAGTCAGTGGGCGTATGGCACACCATGCACCTAACATGGCACAGGTTCCTGCCTCCTACTCTGAGTTTGGTAAGGAGTGTCGTGAGTGTTGGATTGCTTCAGCACCTGACAGAGTTCTGGTGGGTTGTGATGCGAGTTCACTTGAGTTACGTGGACTTGCCCACTACCTGAATGACAAATCGTTTATCAATGAGGTTGTCAACGGTGACATCCACACCGCCAACCAGAACGCAGCAGGGCTTGAGACACGTGACCAAGCGAAGACGTTTATCTATGCGTTTATCTATGGTGCAGGTGCTGCCAAGATTGGTAGTGTGGTAGGTGGAACGGCAAAGGATGGACAACGATTGATTGACCAGTTCCTTTCCAACGTACCTGCACTTAAGACACTACGCCAACGTGTTGAACAGGCAGCACAGCGAGGTTACGTACCGGGACTTGATGGGCGTAGGCTCAAGGTCAGGTCCGCACACTCTGCACTTAACCTCTTGATCCAAGGAGCAGGTGCTGTTATATGCAAGCAGTGGCTGATACAGATCGTGAAGACGGCAAAGCAAGAGAACCTAGACGCCAACCTTGTTGGCAGTATCCACGACGAGTATCAGTTCGATGTCAAACGTGAACATGCAGAAAGGTTTGGTGAGATCACCAAGAAAGCTATGAAAGAAACTGAAAAAATTCTCAAGGTTCGTTGTCCCTTGGACAGTGAATACAAAATAGGACGCAACTGGAGCGAGACACACTAATGCCACAACTCACCGATGAACAGAAAGCTTACGCCAAAGAAACCGGAAAGCGTAGGTACACCCGCAACAGACAGGCCAATGTAGTTGATAGGCTAATTGCTGACCTAGACGAAGATCAAAAGATAATGAATGATATATATGGAGCAATGGCTGAAATATATGTATCTAATCTTCTTGATCTGCCTTGGACGGGTGAGCCACATACACCTGACAATGTGGCTGACGTTGGCAGTAACATTGAAGTCAAGACTTCAAAGTATCAGTCTGCACATCTTATTGTCAGACCTAGATACCATAGGGAAGACAGTCTTGATTACATAAAAAAACATACCTATGTTCTTGTCACGTATGTTCCATCCACTGAAGTATTTACATATGCAGGATGGATGGACGGCGAGGACGTAATGAAAGACGAGTACTGGAGAAAGAACTCTTGGTGGGTTCCTCAGACAGAACTCAACATAAGTATAGAAACCCTAAAAGATAAGGCAGCTTGATGTCATACCTAATCCTAACCGTGGAGACGCTCGTGCTAATTGGCATATGGTTTAACACGATCCTTAACCTGAAGACATACATGAAGAACAAGAGGCGTACTCGTGATGATGACGACGACTACCACTCACAGTACGACCTGTTCTTCACTGGAGAAAAAAACATGAGAGAACATGAATCAAAATTCGACGGTTGAAAAAAAACTGTTGACACCCTGAAACACAACGAGTACTATGTATACCTC